AGGCTTAAATTATGTGCTGATTGTTTGAAGAAGATAGAGAAGTATTGGGATGAAACAGAAGTTAAAAGGTATTAATATCTGCAAGGAATGTGGTAAGGAATATGAAATAGGATTCTATGGAGCAGGTCCTGTGTATTGTTCACATGAATGTAATAGAAAAGGTCGCTACGCTGTCGATAAATTAAGGTTAAGAAATACATATGTTAGGCAAGATAAGGATTGTAAAGTGTGTGGAAGAAATATAATGAAGGTTGGTCTACGAAAGATTACCAACAAATACTGTTCAAAGAGATGTATGAATCTAGCACAAAGGATGAGAGAGGGTAGGAAGTTTTGTACTATAAAGATACCAATAAAGGATTTACCGTTGTTCTTTGGTCAAATTAAGTAGTCAGCCCATTGCAACCTATCTATCATTTTATGTTCTTTTCTTATGGCGATAGAAAAATCCCATAAAATTTTATGCAGTATCTCATGTTCAATCACAGCAATAAGATGTTCAATGCTTTCAATGTATCTTAAATTTATCTTCACTTGTCTATACTTGTCAGAGTATGCAGCAAGTTCCTTTGCTCTTCCAAACCTATACCTAAATTCTAATTCCTTCAACCCAGTGAATAGTCTGCCCACTGGATATTAAATATTAATTTCTCCTCTTGCTCCTCATCAATTTGTACACCAAATTCCTCGATGCAATAATGTAATACCTCATGGGTATTGGTCTTATATATATCTTCTATATTTTCGTGGTTGTTAATGTATATGAGACAACGGTTGGTTTCCTCATAGAATAATCCACGATTCTCTCCCCCTAATTTGAAATCCACTGTGCAACCCATGCAAATCCTAAACTTTATTAAAGTTTAAAGTTTCTGGATGGTATGGTCACACCCATTACCAAATTCCTCGACTGGTATGAGAGACATATGGCTAAAAGCCTCATAATATCGGCAATTATCCTATATGCCCAAATACCTCATTCCTGGTGGGCTTTAGAGTGTGTGTTTGGAGGAGGTTATTTACATAATCATGGTATAATAGTAGATTTCTTCCTATATGGAATTGATACCCTAGAATTGATACCAATAATAGGAGTTACACTTGCTATTGTAGCTAAAATGAGGCATAAATTTAAATAAAGTAATATAACAGAATGGGCATGTCTCCAAAACATGATCATGAACCAAGGTGGAACATAATAGATAACCTCTACAATAAAATGGATAAGGCGTTAGACAAGGCTTTCCTAGATAACAAATGTAGTTTCCTTGAAATAGAAATAACTATGTTGATGATACAAGAGAAGTTATCACAACAAAAACATGAGTTGTATAATATGTATCTGAAACACAAAGACGAAGATGAGGAAGACAAAGAAGCAAAGCCAGACGTACCCAAAGACCTATATAAATAATCCTGAACTCTTAAAGGCGTTCATAACCTCCAAGTAACTGTTTTCATCCTTCTGTTCCTTGAATAGATATGGACATTCCTGCCAAGTTAGGTCAACAACTACACAGTCATGCCATTCAAGTATTTTCTTCTGCACAGTGTCTCTCGCTGACTTTAACACACCCTCATGGTCCTTTCCTTGCACACGAACAACGATCTTTTGGTCTGATGTGAATATCATAATATCTATTTTATGTTTTAAATAACTTTCTGATAATGAATCTATATAATCCTTTGTGAGTAGTTTTATAAGAGGATACTGAGGAACGATTTTCGTGTTGTCTTTGAAAAGATCAGTAATGATAGAAATGGCAGTAGTTTCACCAGCACCAATTATATTACCTGCCTTGTCTTTGTGCATTGGTAATATAAATTAATACCTTAATATGAACCTATTGCTGTGCAGTCACATACACTACAACCATTATTACCTTCATGTGTTTTTTGTGGATGACCACAAACACCGCAAACTCCACCTACTACTACTTTATGATGTGTCAATATAATTTTGTTACATTGTTTATATTTAAGTTTTATATTCCCGGACACGAACACCCCATTTACTTTCACGCCTACTTACGTTCAAAACTAGTACGATCACGTTCTTTTTGTCTCTAAGGAAGTCTTTTATGTTCTTTTCACTTGCCCATGCGTTAGTTTTTATCTGTATTAGTACCACATTACCCCCCCTGTCGAAGCATATTCCATCAAACAGATTCCAAAGATCTAACGCCCTATACCATTCTCCTCTTGTGTATATTAAATCATGTCTCCTGCCATGAGGTTTTAACCAAATATCGTCATAACCTTTCTCTAACAACCATAGGACAGCTTTTCTATTGCTGACCCTCATTCGCTCTCTTGGATTCATATGATATATAAACCTTAATGATATTAATAGTTATGAGGGGTATTTGGGTGTATGGATATTTTTCCCTCGACTGCCATAGCCAGTCATTCTTCTACATCTGATATTCCCTTTGCATCAAGGGCAAATGGAGCATCTGCAATAGGATGTTCTGGACTATCTACCATCCTAGCAATGTGTTTTCTCCCGGATTTCTTGAAATATATTCTATATGTCGCTGCATGACCAACTACATTACCACCAATCGGCTTTGTAGGATCTCCAAACATTATGCTTGGATCTGACAATACTTGGTTTGTGTATACTACTGAACATCGGAAATAAAACGATATATTCTTCAAATGTGTCATTAGCCTTGCTATCTGGTTTTGTCTGGCTGCGAGTGTTCCTCTTCCCAAGTATTCTTCCCTATATTGTCCGATAGAGCCATCTATTATTACCACTCTTGGGTTACATTCCAATATTACGTCAGATAACGCATTTATTGTTCCCATTAACTGCTCGGTGTTTGGTGTAAAGAAGTATTTTATTCTATCCAAGTATTTTTCTGCTTCTTTGTCATCTTTTGCATATTCCCTCTCTCTGAGAATTTCGACAACCCTTCTTGGTCGAAATGTATCTTCACAATCAACCCAAACCACATTTTTTTCCTGTGAAATTGCCTCAACTGCAAGTGCAAGACAGAACTGGGTTTTCCCAGAGCCAAACTCCCCATATACTTCATAAGTACATTCTGGCTTGACACCTCCTCCCATAAGTTCGTCTACTGCCTTACACTTTACTGGTAATGTATCAATGTTTTTTTGATATTCCAATAACTCCAATGTGGTCATGTCTGTTTTTCGTATAATTTTATTATCCTCAAGTATTTTTTGTGACTTAAACACCCATGAATCTGCCTTTGACTTTGCTGTTCCTGTTATTTCTGATATTTCTTTTGCACCCCTTACACAAATATCTATGAGTGAAGTAACGCCAAACTCTTTCAGTTTTTTTACTGTTACTGGTCCAACGCCCTCTAACTGATCAATATTTAGTTCCATGTAGCATCTCCCTATATATTCTCTTCTTTCCATTCTCTCTTGGCAGTATTGCAAGTATCGTACTACAACATACACATCTTGGATGTTCAAGTTTCTCTTTGTCAAACCATATCCTACACACCCTACACTGTGAATGTGTTAGGTATGGAAGTCTTTTAGGTCTTTTTACTACCTGCGTTGCCCTAATAATATCACATATACCCTTACATCTAGCAACCATTATACTATCTTCCTCCATGTTCCATCCTTATTCATTCTTACTATACAATTCTTATCCCAAGCATCAAACAGTTTCTTTGCCGCAGTTTCATCAAAGGTAGTGGATTCTGACAGTGCTTTCATAAACTCTGTTATTATTACATTCCCGGCAGGGTCTGAAGATTCCGCCCAAACACGATTGGCTACCTGTTCCTTTGTTTCCTTGCCTGTTACTCCTGTCAACAACGACTGATCAAAACTACCCTTATCCATATCAAGTCCAAATGTTATAAACATCTCGCTTAATATATCCCTTACTGCCCTAACATCTTCTACATCTACTGTTTTCTTGAACAATAACTTGGCATGTGCCATTGAAAGTCTAATCAAAGCCTCAAGCTGTCTAGTTCCTATTGCTAGTGCAGACTCGTCTTCCTTTGATAGTTGTCGCATCTTCTCATATATTTTTAGTATTTCTTTTCGTGTATCATCAGCCAACATTGGTTTTGATTCCCTTATATGATTAATATAACTCATGAGTTCTCTAGGTGTTAGGTATGATTTTTCAATGGCTTTAGTATCTGAATATGTATTGAGTATGTGGTTTGCTTTTGCCATATCAATATGTAAATCAACCTTGTCTTTAATGAGCCATATCATATCAAATCTTGACAGTAATGCTGGAGGCACGTTAATGTTCTCACCCAATGATTCTGCTGGATCATACTTGCCAAACTTTGGGTTTGCTGCTGCGAGTATGCTTGTCTTGGCTGGCAATGTAAGGTTGATACCTGCTACAGCCCTTGATACTGTCTGTTGTTCCATTGCCTCATGCATTGAACTCCTATCCAACTTGTTCATCTTATCAAACTCATCTATGAAAGCAAATCCACCAGAACATAGGGGTAATACCCCTGCCTGTGCAATCATAGTTCCATCAGAGAGTTTGACCATTCCAATAGTTAATCCTGCTGCTGAAGTACCCTTTCCACTTGTATATATTGAGGTTTGTGTTATTTTCTTGCCAAACTTTAACATCTCTGACTTTGCCATGCTTGGATCTCCTACCAAGAGGATGTTAATGTCTCCCCTCCTCTTACCATTAACACCTCCCGCTAATTGTAATAATAATGACTTCTTTATGTCCTTAAACCCATAAATATGTGGAGCAAAACTACCTACTATATTATCTATAAACTCTGGTGTCTTTGCATCTTCTTTCAGTTTGTTTAACTCCTTTTCTGTTGGCTTTATTAACTTGACATCATCCAAGTCTTCAATATATGACACATCAATAATCACGTTATGTTCCGTCTTCTTTGGGTCATATACTGTCTTGTATAGTCCTATTACCCTCTTCTTCTGTCCTACATGGGCTGTTCCAACATTAGTTCCCTTGATTTTTCCCACAAGCATTATAGGTGAGTTATGTCTTGCCTCCTCTAACGGTTCATTTAAGAATACAGTTTGAATGTTCTCTGTTACTAAAGTATCTTGGTCTGGTAACATTCTTGCATCGTGGCACTCCGGGTTTACACATTTTTCATATGGTAAGTTCCTATTATAATCACAAGTAACCGAGAGTCCGTACCCACACTTTGGACATACCAGTTTGCACTCCTTGATGTATGTCTTTGCAACATCTGATGCTATGATAGTACATTCAAAACTAACTACTGTGTTTTCATGCTTCGCTGAAATCTTGTGCATTAGTATCTTGTCTTGTTGTAACTTGATCTTAATGTCAGCAAACGTGCTTGGAACATCAACACCAGTATATTTCTGTTGCATGATTGAGTAGATCGCTCTTCTTATTAACTCTATAAACCTATCATATCCAGCTTCAATGTATGTGTCAGAGAATTCTTTAAGTCTTGGGTCTAATGTGAATGTACTTGTTGGTGTCAAGCTGTCTATAATGCTGGTCCACTTTACAGCTTGTAATACCTCTGCCATTTCGTCATACATTTTTGATGTGGTTTTCATATCTTTCTTCTAACCTCTGCTTTAATTATATTACTCAGTTGTGTATGTCTTTGTTGTAGTTTTATAAACTGTGTTGGAGACATTTTTTTAATTTCAAATTTCCATGAATCAATATTGGAATAATAATTTGGAACTTCACCATAAACATCAATGGGTTCGTTATGCGTATCGATGTAATGCTTGGCTGCTATTGCAAGAAACATACTGAAAGAAGTGTTGCTTGGTTTTATCTTTTCAAACTCTACAAAGACCTGCCTTGCAAACATTCCAACTGAGATTGTTCTCAAAAGTGTTTTCATATTACCTATAAAACTAATGGTAATATAAACGTTATTTAACTAAGGAACTAGACTGATTACAAATTTTGAGTTGACACCGACTTCTTGCATCTTCTCTGCTATTTTTATTGCGTTCTTTACTTCAAACATTGCTCTCATTTCTTTTCCGTCTTTGTTTTCCCAGATAAGATAAGCGAACATAGAGGGTGTTAGAACTGTCGGTAATATAAATATACCTCAATATAATTTACTTATAAAAATAATATATAGGTGCGTGTCCACATCTACAACGCCTTTCAAATACCTTTCCCTCATCTTTCAGCTTGGAAATCTTCTCACTTGCTCGTCTCCTTTCTGGTATGCTTAATTGGATACAAACCTCATGGTTTGTAAGACC